ATCAGCCACCTTTGCCATTTAGTCTCTCGCTTTTAAGAATTCGGCGAACGGGTCTTCGCCTGCCGGTGCTTTAATTTCGACTTTAGATCGACTCGCAGGCGTCATACCAAACTCAGATAGCATTGCGCGGATACGTTTCCATGCGTCTGCTTTCATCGCTGCAGCTGGATGGGCTTTCACGATCTTTTCCCCCGTAGCTGAGCCCGTTTGATAGGTATATCCCTCCTCATCTAGCACTTCGCAGTGGTGGCGATATTCGGTATACGCTTCAACGAGCAACTCTAGTGCTTTAGCATCTAAGGTGGACATCACGCCAACGGCGTCCAACTCCTCCCCCATCCGCTTAAACCAATACTTCCCACGCTTATCAAAATGCTTCGGAATTGGGGGTACCCCTGAGGGGGGTTTGGGTTCGTTTTTGTTTATGGCGCGTTTTGATGGGTTACCCTTCACCAAACGTAGATGGGTCGGGGTTTTCGGTGGTCCTGACATAATCGAAAACTCCTATTAATCATCGGTTGGGGGACCCCAAAAAAAGTTTTCTAACCTGCGGCGATCCGGAAAGAGGTAAAGCGGCGGTCCTTTAGGCTGAGAGGGGTAGAGATTTGATCCCCCCCCTCATCCCAATCGCTCTCTGGCGGTCTTGGCTCGATGGCAAGGCCAACACAATCCCTCAAGATTGGCATCATCGTCGGTACCGCCATGGCTCTTAGGTTTGATATGGTCAACCGTGGTCGCGGGTATCGCTCGCCCTTCACGCAGGCAGGATTGGCACAGGTGCTTATCACGGTGAAGAATACGCGCCCGAATGAGGGTCCACTTGCTACCGTAGCCACGTTCGTGGCGGCTCTTGCCCTGCTGACGGTTCTCCCAGCCAGTATTGCGGTGCTCTTCACAATAGCCGCTGCGGTCAGTGGTTGTATTGCGACAACCATGCTTACGGCAAGCTCTTGGAATTCGTGATGGCATAGCGGCTCCAATAAAAAAGGCCACCAACGGTGACCTATGAGAACATTTATCTAAAATTTGCCGTTTACCGCGTGTAGCCGCCCCCTCGGTGTTTCAAAACTCAGAAAGGACCCGTCAAAATTGAGAGCAGTTCTCATTCATAAAATTTGCATAGCGAATTTGGGCTCATTTAACAAATTTGTACCGTAGAGCACTATCCAATTAGTTACACTAGCTTTTGAGTGAGTAGATGATTAAGTTATCGTCTCAATACCTATGCAACTAACAGTTCCGTTATAGTTAATATATCCACTTCCACCTTTCATGCTTGAACATACCTAATATTTGGTTAGGAAACGTTAAAGAAGGAGTTCAAATGAACAATGAAGAGAACACGATTATACAAATTACTGCCTACGACGCTATCATTCGAATGCTACTAAAGACACTGCCACCAGAACAATTTTCAGAATTCAAAAGTGAACTAACAGCATTTTTATCTCAGATGAGTAATAAGGCGGTTAGCCAACCATCACACATACAAGAGCTATTTTCTGCTACAGAGAAAATGTGTCAGAAAATAATCAACAGAGCCGAGCTAGAACGAGATTAATGGCTATATCTGCACAATTTTAGCTAATTAGCTAGGCAACCATCGGTGACCTCTTGTGGTTCTGTGTTCCTTTGGCATTATCACAGGCACTCAGTGAATGCCTGCTGTAATGCCTACTGCCCGCTTACTTTGTCATAGATGCGTTCACAGGTTTGTCCAGCGCTATAAGCTCGGTCAGCCTCTTTTGCATACTCTCCAGCTGCTTCGTTTGATTCGCTGAGCAACTGGGTAAGCAATATGATGGCTTGGGACTTTGACGCGCTTGCGCTGGCAGCGCTGGAAAGCTTGCCGATTTCACTGTCTGCAAATTGGCGCCTGAGTTGTGCGAGCTGTTCCCGCAACCTGTCAGCAGAACGTTTAGCATTAATAGCATCAACTTTAAGCTGTTCGTTATCTTTCTCTGCATCATTAGCCGCCTGATTTGCTGCCTGTTGTCTGAGTTGCTCTTCTGCTCGCTCGTATGCCTGTCGCCGGGCTCGAGCATCAGAATCCACTTTATCGCGCTGCGCCCATTTCAATTGCCACGATTTATCCACCTGATGGTATTTATCGCGGTAATGGCTCGCTATTCTCCCAGCGACGACTAACGCCACTAGCAACACACCTATTGCCATCATTCGCCAACTGAAATTAATATTCATTGGTCAAGTCCCCAGCACGTCAGCGCACTTTCCTGCTCACGCCTCTCAATTTGCCCGAAGCAATTGTTGGAACGAATACGGCAGTCTCTACCACCGTCGAATATCCAGCGCTTAATCTCCGCACAGGCACCTGTTCGATCACCAGCCTTCAACTTCTTATAGAACGTTGAGGGAAAGCATTTGGCTGGGCCAATGTTGTAAGGGCAAAAAGAAGCGATACCCGCGATGGCTGGCTCGGAAAGTGGCACAGTCACATTTCGCTTAACCCAAGCGATGGCTTTATCACGCTCTACCGCGTCGTAGCGCTTGCACTGGCTGTATGAAAGTTTCAGCCCTCGAGTGACTGGTCTCCCTTCAATGCGCGTCAAACCACGGCATATCGTCCAAATGCCACGTCCATCCTGATACGCAATAGTTCGAACGCCCTCTTTCTCATCGAGAAACTGGTCGAGGATTTTATCTGCTGTGGCTCCACCGAGAACTAATGCCAGAACTGCAGCGCTAAGTTTGGTTTTAGTCCCCATCAATCACGCTCCAGCATTTCCAGCTCTTCATTCACCGGCGCAGCTGCCATCACCTGACGGCTTTGAATCCACTCACGCAATAAGCGCTCGCGACGGCAGCGGAAGTAAATCCCCGAGATAAGGCCAGCTAGAGTGCAAAAAATGCCAACAATGATGCCGACAATCATCCACTCATTAGGTGAGAAGTAATTAATCAGGCTGAATAGCCATGACGAAAGCCCACCGGCGAGCAAAGTGTTATCGGCAGCACGTGTGTACATTCTTTTCATCCTTCACCTCCACCAGCGAGGCAGGGTTATTTAGTGAATAGCGCCCAGCCGTAAAACCACTCTCAGCTAGAAAGTGTTTAATGTGTGGATGGTTGTTGGCTGGGCGCTACATATGAAAAAGGCCACCCGGAGGTGGCCTATAAATATAGTTATAGAATTCAGTGAGAATGCTTAGCTCATTATATTATCGATTTTGAGCTAATGATTTTTCACCTGTAATCTCATACAGCTAAGTACTTAATTACTAGATTTGGAGATAAATTATTATATCCTATATGCGAAGTGTTTTACTGGATTAACAAAGGAATCTAAAGGTGAACATATGAGAGTCTTCATGAGCGAATGGCTTATAGGGCTGCAAGCCTCTGCTGCGTCATTAATCTTAATATTGCTATTGTTCTATATTGTGGCTGCCTGAAATAAAACATCAACACAATCGGCTGAGCCATCTCCACTGGTTGAAAGACGCGCACCTGTATTCGGTGCTATATGAAGATGGCTCATGCAGTTGTGCAGCACACCAAACGCTCTGGGTTATCCCTTCTTCGCTGAGTGATGTGCTGATTGCCGTGATGGCTCTTCCCAAACACTTTTCTTACAAACTGATCAGGCACCACGACCCATTGAACGTACCTAATTTATTACAGTGACACAATCATTAACGAAACTTTCGGAATAATCTTTTTAATGGACATTACCAAAAGTAAAGTAGCTCGGCAGTAATAACCTTAGTTAGAAAAATTTGAGGATAGTCGTTTGCTAGCAGGCTTTATTTTCAACAAATAATTAATTAGCCTGATAAGTAATGACTTATGGTTATTCATGTTTTTTTGATTTTGGCATTTATACCGCTTAGTTTTAATTTCCAATAAAAAAGATTTAGCTTTAGAAACCCAACCTACTTAATGTCAAATTATCAAAATAAATTAGCTAAGACTCTTCTTACATCAATAAACTTAAGACATAAATAATACCTTTAAAAAAGTTCAACTTTTCAGTTACTTATCATAAGACATTAGATTTATTTATAAAATAACGAAAGAGAGCATATCAAAATAAAAAATAAATAGATCTAAATCAATAAGTTGCGATTCATCCTAGGTTATCAATTACTACCTGTGTTTGATTATACATTAGCATCGCTTTTCCCTGATGTTGGCCTATGGCCCCTCTCATCTGAACTTACGGGGATGAGAGGTTTCTTTTTTATTACGTATGGAGTTCCATCGAATGAAAAGTAGTCGATTATTTCTTGTAGCCAACAGCTATGTAAAAGTGGTTTGTTCAGAGCCGGCTAAAATCCTATTGATCAATGAAAAACATTACGACAGATTTTGCCGAGACAGTTGGGCCGACTACCATGGAGGTTTTTTTTGCAACTTCCCAGCTATTGTTGAAGTTCCATACGATGGGATCTGGAATATCGTGATTGATACTCATAGTCATGGAGATACTGAGTCTTCAGTGAGCATAACTATCTTGCCTAATCATGAGTTATTAGAGCAACAAGACGTGATCAAATAGTAATGAAAGTCTATTTACAGGCAATTTTCAAAGTAGGAGTTCAACATCTATCGCAAAGTTGGTCCGCCACCGAGGTCTCGAACCTCGCACCTACAACTTAAATGGTTATCGGCTCTTCCTGCTGAGCTAGTGGCGGTTGGAGCGCTCAGCGGGACTCGACCCCGCATCATCAGCTTGGAAGGCTGAGGTAATAGCCATTATACGATGACCGCTTTGGTGGCCCTTGCTGGACTTGAACCAGCGACCAATCGATTATGAGTCGACTGCTCTAACCAACTGAGCTGCATGAGCATTCAAGAGGTAGGCCTGCCGCTCTTGAGTTAACCCTGTAGATGGAATGCTCATGCAGTTGTGGTGAATCCGTAGACCAATGTGGCGGTAAGTTTAGCGAGGTTCCATCCATAGCCTCTTAGGGGACCGGTTGTCTGGCTGACTAAACGCCTAATGACAAATAGCCGAAAGGCCACCACAGCATCATCCATGTAGTAGCTGTGTAGTACTTGGGCGGTATTAGATCCTTTTAACTAATACGCATAGCGAAAACTGATACCGCCATTTTTTTAATAGATATTTTTTACGGCATTTTTGCTGGGGCTTCCTGCAACCAAAATTAAGGAGTTCGGAAATGAAATTAAACCCTATACAGCACCGAATGATGATTAATCGTGGATTGGCTTACGTCGCGTTCAAATGCCAAAAAGCTGGGCATAAATGGGCTTCTGCTATGTCTGCAATGCGCTGCGCGTTCTCTGATTTAACCACGCCTCGCCTAGTTAAAGCCTCTGGACTTGAGCGTTCCGAATGCTGGTCCTCTTTCAGCATTGACGATGCCGATATGAATTTCCGCATGTATGGCGATGAAACAATTATTGATGGAGATAAGAAGGAGGTCACCAGCGTTATTAACCTCGAGTTCGGATGTTCGGTAATCAACAACTAACTTCATTGGCTTTATTCAAAAGCCAATTGATATGCGCCTTGGCTAATTTAATTAATCACTAATCGTCGTCGGACACGTTTAGTACAGGACGCATTTCAATTACTAAGGAGATAAAAAGCATGACCATATATTTTAATTTCTTGAGCGCTAAGAAAAGCTCTGACGCAAAAGATGCCGTTGTTTTAGTTGATGTTGAAACGGCTAAAGAATGCCCTTTCGCTATTTCTTTTTTAGCTAAGCAAAACGGCATCGACCTGTCTAATTATTTCAAACCAGTTACTACTGATACGCCAATTGTTGATGATCTGCCGGAAGAAAATGAATTCAGTACAGAGTGGTGTGAAAAGTACGAACTCGCAGACGATAAGAAAACATGGCAGCTGATCGCCCCGCCAGAAGTCGAAACCAAGATTGATGACGAACTAATTAAAGTATCAGCAAAACCTTTAGATTTTCGTTTCACGGCTCTGTGGCTGCATGGAGATGAAACAGAAACAATCTCTCGCGAACAGATGAGTGCTGTTGTCGCGATGATTATGGACACCGACGATAATTTTTATCAAAACATCCTATTGTCTGTTCGTAGCGAGCAATACGCCAAAGATGCCACTCTCACGCAACTCGGCGCATTAGTGAAAGCAACTAAAGAGGTTTTCGCATATACAGATCGCCCCGCCCAGCTCGGCGTTATCTCAAATTTCTTTAAGCAATATTGTTCCTGTGCTGTTTCAGAAGCCAGTGAAGATGCGCTGGCCAACATCGTTAAATTGTACCGCGATAAACAAACCACACCAGTAATGCCAGAAACAAAGGCACAGACAACAAGCACAGGTGCAACACTGGGCACCCCGATCCGTTTATCTGATGATGTGCTTCACTCCCCTGTATTTCTGAAAAAGGTTATTGCCTACGCCATGCAGCCGGCTAACGGCTATGACTTACTGGCACCACCAAAGGGCATTGTCGATCGCGCCGCTGAGCTAATGAAAGATCAAGATGTTATTGATTGGTATAACGCGCTTTCAGAAACACCAGGCATTTTAGCCCTTCACCCTGATTTTACTTTTGCGTGCATCCAAGCCGCGCCGATAGCGATCACCAGTGATAAGAAAAAACTACGCGAGTACATCAGTCATAACCTTGGTGTGATTCAGCCAGTACCAGTTAAAACCGAAGAAACCGCCTCAAATGAAGGGGCAAAACCGGAAGTGGTCACCGGTGAACTAGTGAATCTCGGGGGCAGTAAATTTGATGTGAGCCAGATTTTTGAGAATAAACCACCAGCAATAAATGATGCACATTTGGGGGAAAACGCGGATCTGTCAACCAAACATTTGGGGGAAAGTGAAGATTTGTCAACCAATATGGCTTTATCTCCGCGCGCCCTGCAAATCAAGGTAGCGCTGCAAAGCGTAATTAATGGCGAGACTGATTTGGATTCCGCAGAAGCCATTGCAACCACATTAGAAAGCGAAAATGTTGATCCGGCCTACCTTCTGGAGTGGCTGCCTAATGAAATCGAATTGGCCGAGCTGGGCGATGAGTTAGAAGACTGCACGGTAGGCAGCCTCATGATGGATTTATTCGATATCGCACCCAAATTCATTACTGACTCATCCGAGCGCGTCCAGTTCTTTACCAACCAAATTGCACTCTATAAAAAAGAGTGGGCAGAAATCGAAGCAGAAAAGGTCAGTAAAGAAAAACCAGCCAAGCCCAAAAAGCCAACCATTGAAGAGCTGCAGGCCGAGATTCAAGCACTGAAAACCCACCAGCAATTATTTAGTAATTTTGTTAGCGCAGGCGTGAAATTCCTTATGGCTTGCGAGGGGGATAAATGATGCTTACTCCTACCCCACTGGCGCCTAGTGCGCCAGAAACTGAGTGCCACTGCTATTGGTGCGGTAAATCGAAAGAAGCCGCAGCGATGATCGGGAAGCTGATCAAAGTCGGTCAGCACCAACAATATCAAAAGTTCTGTGATGATCATTGCCACGCAGAATGGAAATTATACTGCGCGCCAAAAGTGCAAGTTTCACGCACACCAGCACGTCGCTATTCATCATGGGAACTTCGCTGAACAGTTGGATCTGATTCTTGAAAATCAATTTACAGATAGGTGATTCGATATAGTTCGTGGGGTGCCTATGGCGCAGGTTGTCTTTATCGAGGAATGGATGGTAGAGGATGGGCTCAGAGCTAAAACGGGTCTAGGGGACCGTCAGATTGAGCAGTACCGGCAAGGATGCTGGATTGAAGGGATTCACTTTAAGCGCGTATCGCCCAGTGGTGATAAAACAAAACGCGGGATCATTTGGTACAACTACCCAATGATAAACCAAATTATTAGAGAGGCATAAAATGGCAACGTTACCGACCGGCGTGGAAATCAGAGGCAACAGCATCTGCATCTGGTTTATCTACCGCGGTAAGCGTTGCCGTGAAATCCTTAAAGGATGGGCTAATACACCAGCAAACATCAAAAAGGCCGGAAACCTCCGGTCTATGATTGTTAGTGAAATAAATCTTGGCGAATTCAGCTATCACAATCGCTTTCCAACATCAAAAAATGCATCGAAATATGATACTGAAAAATGGGTTTCAAGCTTTTTCGAACTCACTGAGCAGTGGCTAAAAACCAAATCCGTTGAAGTCAGCCCTGGTACTCTTGTTAGTATGAAATCTCAGATTTCTGTTTTAAATCGAGTCATCGGCGAACACACCATGATTGAATCGATCACCCACAACAACATTCTGGCATACCGGCATGAGCTGTTGCACGGCGGCACGTTCTATAGCCATCGACCAAATAAGATTGGCCGTAGTGTCCGTACCGTTGAAACATACGTATCCCTACTCTGCCGCGTACTGAAATTCGCTCATCGTTCAGGATTTATCACAAGCAAGCCTTTCGAAGAAATAACAAAACTCAAATCAACAAAGGCAAAACCAGACCCATTATTGAAGAGTGAGTACTCAGCACTGCTCGCCGCTATGCGTGGCCAGACAAAAAACCTATTCCAACTTGCTTTCTATTCAGGGATGCGCCATGGCGAACTCAGCGCATTGGCATGGGAAGATATAGATCTCAATACTGGGATTATTCATGTTTCGAGAAATTTAAATAAGCTCGGTATTTTTGGCCCACCCAAAACGCGGGCTGGCAACCGAGTAATAACATTATTGGCTCCTGCACTTGAGGCGCTTAAGGCACAGAGAGCACTTACCGAATTGCAGCCACGGACAGAGATCACGTTTCAGCATCGCGAATATAGGAAAACTGAGCAGCAGCACGTACGTTTTGTTTTTCAACCGCGAGAAGTAAACAACGAGAAAAAACCACATTACTGCTCATCGACGATCGCAACGTTATGGGATACAGCCATCAAGCGATCTAAGGTTCGCCGTCGAACGCCGTATCACACAAGGCACACATACGCATGCTGGATGCTGTCTGCTGGCGCCAATCCGGCATTTATCGCTAGCCAAATGGGGCATGAAAACTCGAAAATGGTTTTTGAGGTATATGGTACGTGGATTGAAGAAATGAACAACGAACAAGTACAAACATTGAACTCAAAACTCGCTATTTAACCATGCAACTCCAGATTTGAGCTGACACACTGTAGGGTAAGGCAGCATTGTGCAAAATGCGGACGTTGCCAGTAGGTCAGTACAATGAGTAGCAGGATGCAGCACTGTCACTATCGATGTAAATAAAAACATGTTTTAAAAAACAGTATTGACCTCAAATCTCAAATGAGTAAATTAGTACTCAGCAGCACAATGAAATTGGTTAGTAATTTGTTGAATAGAAAGAAGTAATGAAAAGACCATTTTGCTTTACAGGCCACGAAGTTTGTTGTTTGGGATGTAGTTCGCTTTCAGGCCTCGTAGTGGTTGTGCTGGCTCGCAAAATGGTAGTCTTAGCGCGATGATGTAAGGCCCTGTTTTTTTAGATAATGCTGGCGGTTTCTTTTTTTTGATTGTAACCGTATCTGCAATGGGCAACGCATCAAAGAGTATATATCGCGAGGGGATGTGCTTGTTTAAGTTGCCACGCTTAGGTTCTGAAAGCGCAGGCAGGTGTATAACGAGATAAATAGAGGGAGGATTTTTAGTATTAATGCCCAATATTATCTGTAGTAAACGGGTGCATTTAAAGCAGTATAAATAGCAGTATAATTTTATTAAGTTCATTAATGTTAAATCTGAAGTCTGAAGTACCTTAAAAGCCCTGACTGCAATGGTCAGGGCTTTTAAGATTACTACCTCCTTTAAATTGTAAGTTCTCCTAACCAATTATTAATAAAACTAACCTTGATAATTCACCCAGATGAGCCTCCAATGCCTTATAGGTTTGAATGCGCTTAATCAAGGTAAGCACACGCTGACCTCCTCGACATTAATCATGTTTCCTCAATGTTAGTCATGCAGTTACAGTTGTTAGAAGAACTGCCAACATCTGTTCCTCGCTCATAGGGCCTTTAACTCTGTTAGCTCGTCCGCTTCATGCTAGAAGCGGAAACTGTTTAACGGTCATGCTAAGTCTTATGTGATGCATCGCCGTTATTCCTCAAACTCTCAATGTATCAATAACTGCTCGCAGAGCGGGTGACACATTGCGATGAGGATAATAGATGAATGAACCTTCAAGACGTAAACTGTAACGTTGTAGAACCCTAATTAGATTACCTCGTTCTAAATCATCGGAAACTAACTCTTCCGGAACATAAGCCAGCCCCAGTCCTAAACTGGCAGCTTTTGCTTCCATATAGCTGTCAGCAAAAACCCACTGACCCTGCGGCCGATGGGTGATTTTTTTATCATCTTGATGTAGTTCCCATGCATACAGGCTACCGTCACCGAATTGATAAGCGATACAAGGATGAGCCACTAAATCTGCGGGGGTTTGTGGAAAACCGTAGCGACGAAAGTGCTCTGGTGTACCGACAACAGCCATCTCCATATCAGGAGTGATGCGAACAGCAATCATGCCACTGCCAACTTCCGGACCTAAACGCACACCTGCATCGAATCTCTCCGCAATAATATCGACAAACCGGCTTTCGCTGATGAGTTCCAATCGGATGTCAGGATAGCGCTGCTTAAACACTGCAAGCTTCGGCAGGAGTACTTTATCAATAGCGTGCTGACTGGCATTGATGCGTACCGTACCTGATGGGGACTGACGATAATGGGCAAGCGTGGCTAGCCCCATATCTAAAGCGTCGAATCCTGACTCAAGGGTTCCATACAGTTGTTCACCTGCATGGGTGAGCGATAATTTGCGGGTGGTGCGTACCAGAAGTTGAACGCCCAGTCGTTCTTCAAGTTCGCGCACAGAACGGCTGATCCCTGACTGTGCCAGGCCAAGGCGTTGTGCCGCGGCGGTAAAACTCCCTTCCCGCACCACCTGCATGAACAGGTATAAATCGTTATAGCTTTCCCGTTTCGCCATAATCTCTCCCTCGCAGTCGCACCATTATTTAGAACAATTTGGTATTAATTCTAGCATTTTTTACCCACTAATCAGCACTTTTACTGCTAACTATAATGTGCTCATTACAACAAAAAAGCACAGCAGCGTTGTCCGTATGAAACCTGCATCTATCATGTTTTATGAGGAGATTTTGATGACTGCTTTCACCAAAAAACTGACAGGTGCCATGCTGCTATGCGCATCATTAAGTGGAGTCTCAAATATGAGTTATGCCGATACAACCAATCTGAACGCGCCTGCTACGCTGGTCGATAAATGGGATAAAACCTTTACTCAAAGCACGAAAGTTGCTCACCGTAAAGTGACCTTTCAAAACCGCTACGGGATCACCCTCGTCGGGGATCTCTACATTCCCAAGGATCGTGGCGAGCGTAAGCTGGCTGCCATTGCCGTCAGCGGCCCCTTCGGCGCGGTGAAAGAGCAGTCAAGCGGCCTGTATGCGCAAACGCTTGCAGAGCAAGGGTTTGTTACCCTAGCGTTCGACCCTTCTTATACGGGCGAGAGCGGAGGCTACCCGCGCAATGTCGCGTCTCCAGATATCAACACCGAGGACTTCAGCGCGGCGGTAGATTTCCTAGGTCTGCAAAAAGAGGTGGATCGCAACCGTATCGGGCTGCTGGGTATCTGCGGCTGGGGCGGCATGGCTTTAAACGACGCCGCGATGGATACCCGCGTCAAAGCAGTGGCAACCAGCGTGATGTACGACATGAGCCGTGCGATGGGACATGGCGTGGGAGATGGCAAAGATCGTTATAGTACACAGGACCGTCGTGCCATATTGCAGTACCTGAATGCACAGCGCTGGAAGGATGCGAAAAATGGCGCTTTCGCGCCCGGCGGGCATGACATTTATGTTGATGAGAAAGGCAACGTCAGTGCGTCGAGTCGTATTCTGCCGGAAACGTTACCCGCCAATCCCAATCCGGTTCTGAAAGAGTTCTTCGATTACTATCGTATGCCGCGCGGTTTTCATGAGCGTTCGGTCAACTCAACCGGCGCGTGGAATGCAACCATGCCACTGTCATTTATGAATATGCCGCTGCTGAGTTATGCAAATGAAGTCACTATCCCTACGCTTATTGTGACCGGCGAAAAAGCCCATTCACGCTATTTTGCTGAAGATGCCTTTAAGGCGATCGGCAGCAAAGAGAAAGAGCTGGTCATTGTCTCAGGAGCAAACCATGTTGACCTGTACGACAACGTTGTGGGTAAGATCCCGTTTGCTAAATTTGAACAGTTTTTCAAAACCAACTTAAAGTAATGGTCTGAAGCCGTCTGATATTTGCAGGCGGTTGTTTATTTCCCATACATCATCCCCGCCCACGTTTTTATCGTTATTCCCTGAATAGCGTCTATTTTGGCTGCGGCTAAGTCTCGCCGAAGCGATATAAAGAGATACTGATAATGTCCACAGTAAGTCATAAAACATCACCCACTAAAACAGATGCACACTGGGGAGGCGTGTTTGCCATGACGCTCTGCGTTTTTGTGCTAATCGCTTCCGAGTTTATGCCTGTCAGCCTGCTTACGCTTATTGCCAACGATATGCACATCACTGAAGGACTGGTAGGCCAGGGGATCGCCATATCTGGCGCACTAGCGGTACTGACCAGCCTGACTATCTCTCGTATTGCCGGAAATCTGAATCGTAAATATCTTCTTCTGGGACTGACGGTCTTAATGGCCATATCGGGAATGGTCATCGCTATAGCACCTAACTATCCGGTTTATATGCTGGGGAGGATTATGATCGGTGTCGTTATCGGTGGGTTCTGGTCAATGTCGGCTGCAACTGCCATTCGGCTCGTGGAGCAGCATCAGGTTCCCCGTGCGCTGGCAATTCTCAATGGAGGGAACGCGTTGGCGACCGTTGTGGCTGCGCCGCTTGGTAGCTATCTGGGGACGACCGTCGGTTGGCGCGGGGCTTTTTTATGTCTCGTTCCCCTTGCCATAGCTGCGTTCATTTGGCAATGCATCAGCCTACCTTCAATGGAAAACGATAAAAGACAAAAGCAACAGAGATCTATGATTCGTCTGTTTAGAATCTCGGACGTACCTACGGGGCTGGTGGCCTGCGGACTATTCTTTGTGGGGCAGTTTGCCTTATTTACCTACGTGCGTCCCTTTCTGGAGACTGTAACCAGTGTGGGCCCCTCTGGCCTATCCCTAATTTTGCTAGCAATAGGCGTAGCAGGTTTTGTCGGCACAATGGTCGTATCGACACTCCTAAACGCTAGGTTCTATCAGACCTTAATTATGATCCCTCTGCTTATGGCAGCGATTGCCGGTACGCTTCAGCTGGTAGGCCACAGCATCTGGGCAGTTGCCGTGTTGCTAAGCCTGTGGGGGTTGCTTGCGACGGCTGCACCAACGGGATGGTGGACATGGATAGCACGTACGCTTCCCGAAGATGCAGAGGCTGGGGGTGGTCTCATGGTTGCTGTCATCCAACTCTCGATTGCACTTGGTTCAACAGCAGGAGGTCTGGTATTCGATAGTTTGGGATGGCGAAGTACTTTCGGATTAAGTGGTATATTACTTCTTGGCGCGGTAGTGATGACGTTTCTCACGTCACGTAAAAATAGCAATGCGCGCTAGCACAATCACTTTCGTCCAAGCGTCTGATTCTCGCTCACAGCGGACCTTAAACTCTGTTAGCTCGTCCGCTTTGTGCCAGGAATGGACGTTTGTGGTTTTAGAAAGACTCCTATGATGTGGCCAGTTTTTGTGGACCAGTTCATACCCAATGAAGAGAAGGTCAGCCGCTCTTAAGACGCTTGATGCTATTACCTTACCTGGAGTCTTTCATTGCATCCTGCTTCCCGGGATTGCATTGCTGTTTTGTCCCGGGAAGATAAAATTTTCCCGACCGGTCTGGATTGGTTCCGCCCGGACAACCCGCCCGGCCCGGAGCAGAAACAGTATTACTACCGTCTGATCCGTTGCCTCCATCAGAATAATTCCCGCCATTCCCGCCATTCCCGCCATCAGCAGCATTTACAGCAGATGCGCATATGATAAAAAAAAGCGCAAAAACACGCCAGATCATAAAAACTCCATTGTTTAACAATCAAATGTTCAACCTAGCCCCCATTGTAGGGCATGTCAAAGGATTAGGTCCGCTCCTCGCTC